ATATACAATAACGCACCAGATATGGAATTATTATTGGAATCGGAATATATGGAATTTGATCTATCTGAACGAATTTATTTTGTATTTGCAATGTCAAAAAATAACGATATTGGAAATATTATAATAGATTCATCTGGTAATTACCAATTTGAGATAGTTTCAAAAAATTACAATATTTCGTTTGATGATTATTTTAATTCTATTCAAGATGATGTAAACCGGCTATTGGAGTATTTTGACAAATTTAAAGACCTCATATTCTTGCCGACTTTTGAAGATCAAACCCTGATCCGGTTTAAGAAAAAGAATATCCGAATAAAATCTTGCGATATTGATCTTAAATGGAACAAAACTATAGACCAAAATATATTTTATGATTATCAAAAAATTATAAACAAATATGAAGAAGCAAATATTCTTACTATCAGGGAAAATATTTTTAATAAAAGATCCAATAATTACATTTTGAAATTCAATCGGGGTATTAAAAAGGAAAAAACTCCATTTATTTTGAAAAAGAATGCAGAATTGAGAAATTATTATGATGTATTTCGGGACAACAATATTAACCGACTTTGGAACTTGCGATACTCCGGAGTGTTATTTGAAATAGTAAATGGGGTTACTAATGTCAAATTTACATTGGAAAATATTGATGGAGAATCATATGAAAGATGTAAAATGTTTATTATGTCTCTTATATTTGATTTTTCCGAAATTACCAAATCCAATATTCCAAAAGAAAAAAAGTTAACAAGTACAAAAAAGAAAATGGAAGAGCTAGATCCGGATTTGTATAAATTTATAACCGATAGTGGATTAAGATATGCCCGACTTTGTCAAAAGAAATTCCAACCGGTTGGAGTATTTACACCTACTGAATATAAACAACTCGGAGATAAAGAAAATACTCATAAATTTTACAATTATACTACAAAAGAACCAATTTATTATAAATGTCCAAAACAATTTCCAAACTTGGGGTACATAGTTGGAAAACATCCAAAGAATTATTGCATACCAAGATGTAAAGAAACTGAAACTGAAGGTGAAAAAAATAAACAAATCGGATTGTTATGTAATGAAAAGAAAATTGTAAAACAGGAAGACATAACAGTTGAAACTTTATCATCATTAACAATTATCAAATTCGGAAAAGAAATTGAAAAAGATAGATTTTCATATTTACATGATTCTTTGTACAAGTTTTTTAAAATAACAAACGAAAAGCAATTAATGTTGGCCAATTATTCCAAAGTCGGAACTCATTATTCAATCCAACTATTGGAAGCATATGCCAAATATCGGAATTTAACATTGGAATTATTAATTGATGATATAATTTCCAAGTTTACACAGGATATTTATAATAGTATCCGGGGTGAAATTAATTTAGTTTATTCAGATATAATTAATGTAATTTCCAATATTAAATCCGGAAATGAATTTTCATTTGATTGGTATAATTTTATAATTAATATAATTCATTATATTTATGGCGATCTTTGCATTATTTTTAAAACCGTAATTTATCAATTTCAGGAAATATTAAATTCTTCCAATTCGTATATAAATATTTTAATAAACAAAGGAATTAACATGCTTTCTATAAACAAAAATAATTTATTAATGTTTCTTATCATTGAAGATGATATTTATCCTATTGTTGAAAATGAAGATATACGTAACAACTTTAGTCCAATAATAGTAAATACACTTATTGATTATTATAAAAACAAAAACAAAAAAGATCCGGATTTGATAATGTTTAATAATTATTCTAAAATACGTTCAATAATAAAGGAAACTCCGGCCATACAAATTGAAAATCAGTATATATTAAACAATAAAACATATATACTGCTTGCAAAAAAGAAATCAAAATATTTTACAATTGGTTGCTTTCCACAATCAATTAAATCCGGACCTCAAAGTGAAAAAATAGAAAGAATATTTGGAGTGTTTAATCGAAAAAAACATAATATAGATCCTAAAACTACAATTGAATTTGCATTAGAATATGTGCCGTTGGAATCATTAGTATTTATTTGTTACAATACCAAGTTGGAAAAAATAGTTAAACCGGATGATAATAATAAATGCAATTTTATTGGATTTCGAATTAAAGATGTTTATTCCTGGTTCAATGATTGCACATTGGAAAATATTCAAAAAATAATTGGTCGGAAAAAGGTTAAAATAGAATTTATGAATTATGATATAGTTGATGTAAATAATAAATTGCAAAATCCGGCCAAACAACTACCGGTTCCCGATTATATCCAAGATATTCATTATAAAATATATATATACAAGTTGTTTAAAAATGAATTCTTCCGAGTTTTGCAAATGTATAAAGATCCGGATATTCATAAACAAATATCGGAAATACTTAAAAATAATAACACCGGTAGAAAGATTGTGTACGAAATTAAAAATAAATTTCCATATTCAAGCGACAAACTTTCAAAAATTATTTTATCTAGTTCGTCTAAAAAAACTGAATTAATAAATAACATATTATTTAAAGAAGATCTTATTGCATTATCTGAAAAGTTGGACAGTATTAATTTTGACAAAATGATAAAGAATATATCATCCAATATTTGCAATTTCATAACTGAATTGCCAACTATTGAAGTTTTTAACAATTCTATAATATCCGAAATTACTATAGAAGGTTCGATAAATATCAAACTTGGAACTGCCAATATTAAACATATTAAAACCAAATATTCCGATAATGAGGGTTTGTTTTATTATAAGGGAAAACTAAATATTCTTAAAAACATGTATGACGATATGAGTGAAAACTTGAAATATGAATGTCAGAATAAAAAAAAATTCTTATCTAATATTTTCAATCCTTCAATTAATATTGTTAATAATTTCTTTCAGTTTAATATTTATCCGGATGAAAAAATTATAATTAAAAGTATTTAAGTTGCAACTTTAAGATGTTTTTTTTATCGTATAACCGGTTTGTATAATCTGGTGTTTCATATGTTTAGTCCGATCATTATTTTCAATGACAAAATTAAACAATCCTGTCGATATTTTGTTGCAAATGTCATCATTAGAAGATGCTCCATATAAAAATAATTTACCATCCGGGTAAAGACTTGTATGATATATTTTGTTATTTTCAGATTTGTTTACATAAATGCATTTTGCATAAACATGTTTGTTACTGAAAAATATATCTATTTTATCCCCAGATTCTGTTCCAGATATTGATTTAGTTTTATAATCCGGACCGGTATTGATATAAATTGTATTATTGGATAACCCGCAAGTTCGCTCTTTTAACAAATATAAATTAATAGTCGGATTTGGAATATCCGGATAGTTGCTAAAATCAAAATGATAAGTCCGATTTTTTAAAGATAATTTGATATTTGTCAATCGGATATTGGTTTGTGGCCGGTAATAATTAATAAAATTAAATACTTTATTTACTATTTTTTCTACCAACTGAGTATTGTCGGTTTTCATACCTGGTATGTTGCCAGATTTTACATGAAATATTTTTACACTAAATACATCCGACTCATTAATAACCCCAAATGTAATTGCACTACTGAATTCATCATTTGATCCATTATTTTTTTTATTTATTTTTGGAGGTTTAATTATTTTTGGCCGACCTCGGGCAGATGTTTTTACTTTTGGCTGCTTTTTTAAATGCATCCAGTCTGGATGATACAACTTGCCAAAGTTGCTTTTAATAAATGCAATATTTACTCCATCTGGTATAAACAGTTCTACATCTTTGCGTTCATTAAGCGGGACATCAATTTCAAATTGAATTGTATAAAGAATTAAACCGGAAGAATACATTGTTAATACTATTTATTTATTTATTATAAATCAATTTAATTGTTTGTCAAAGTAAAAATAATGGATATGTTAAATTTGTTATTTACCGAGCATGCATCCAAAAGAGTACTAAATTCGGTATTACCCGGATATTCAAATGATACCAAAAATGAATATTTGGAAATTGCCAATAAGTATGGTTCTGCCAATCAAAACGTAATTGGTGGAAAAACTAAATCAAAGACCAATATTGAAATAATAATTAAAGACCCGGATGGAATATTTGAATGTGTTAAGACAGATTGCCATATATTGGAAATTTAATACTGGCAACTTTTCAATATGAAAGTATTATAAAAAAAAAATTGATTTATAAATATATAATAAATATTAAATTAACATGTCCGGTTACGAAATTACTAAAAAAAACATTTTATGCATCAAAGAAGATTTTAATGATCCAGAAAATGATATTCCAGTTAAAATTACTTATACCAGTTCAACTAAAATAACAGGTGGATGTACACTTTTATTTTTCTCATTGAATATTTGTGGTAAAATAATCAAATCAATGTCTGTTGTTGTTGATGCCGGATTTTATCAATCTAAAGGTGAATACCCAGGGTTATCTATGATTATTTCAAGAAATAAAGGATTTATTCAATTCTATGAAAGATTGGAAGAATTAAAGAAAAATGCATTGGAAAATTATAAAAAAAATCAAAACTCTAATGAAAAAATTCCAGCTTATCAAAGTAGGTTAAGTAAAAAGGAAGATCAAGATATAGCAATATTTGCAAGTATTAATATACTTGGCCAAGGTGATGATGACGATTTAATGATTGTACCTTTTTACTTAACCGGAGCACCTGATGAATGCAAAGCAAATGAAAAAATGCCAGTATTATCAAATGTTCAAATGGATAGTGATATGTTTGTAGATTTAAAGCGAGAAGAAAAAACTCTAATTAAAAAGAACAAAATCAAATTTCCATTTATTAAGAGATTTTATGGAACTGAAGATTTTAATAAAATACCGGAATGTAGAAGATATTATCCTCTTACATATGGCAACTTTATTGAATCTATGAAAGCATATACTGTTTGCGAAGTTACATTAAATTGCAATTATATTTCATATAAATCTGCCGATTCTAAACCTGCAAGATCCAAGTTAAAAGTAATGACTGCTATTGTAAAACCAAAAACAAGTATTTATGATGACATATTGGAATATAATGAAGAGAGATTATCTGTTTATACCCAGGAAGAAGTAGAAAAAGAAAAGGAAATAAAAGAAAAGTTGGAAATTACTAATGAACATGAAACTATTAGTGATGACCAACTTGAAGGATTGAGAATATAAATTAATTAACTATAAATAATATTTTTTTTTTAAAAAAACATTAAATAAAATATGGAATCTTATATCCTATCTGGAATTTTTATTGTAACATTTTTTACAAATTTGATATACATCCGGCGGCAGACCAATTTAACAAAAAAAATAGATTTACATAACCAAACTTTGTCATTAATATTAAGGCAACTATCGGAAATATCAACCGAAGTAAATTCTTATAATATTAATCGAATTAAACGAATTAAAAGCAGTAAAAATAATTCAATTTCTCCAAGGTCTTTAAAATCAATATCAGATACAACTTTAAATCTTAACCAAATGATTTTAAACAGATCTCATGATAATGTTTTTTCTTCAATATATGAAAATAATGAAAATAATGAAAATAATGAAAATAATGAAACTAATGAAACTAATACAGATACCAATACCGATGAAACTAATACCGATACTACCGATACTACCGATACTACCGATACTACCGATACTACCGATACTGATTCCAGTTCCGATATTGGATATGTTTCAATTGATTAAAGAAAATGTTCGGCAATTTTGGTTAAATATTTAGATAATTTTTTTATTTCATTATTTGAATTATCGGAAAATGAAATTCTTATAAATCCTTTTTTTACTTGATCAGAAACTGGAGATACTCCCATGCCAGATGTTGGAACATTGCCAGTATTACATGCAGAACCGGTTCCAATTATTGTATTAAATTGGTCCTTTAATGCATTTTTTACCATTGTTCCACAAAGTATTTTACCATTAACAGATATTGACATATAAATTACATGTTCCAAACTTGGAGGATCTCGAAATAATATTGCAACCAATCCAAGTTTATTTGGTTGATAATCCGGATATTTAACTAATTGGAATTTTTGAGAAAGTTCGGATGCAAATACTGCAAACTTGGAGCAACATTTTTTATAATTATATGTATTCATGGCAACCAATAATGACCGGATACCGGCAATATTATAAGTCCCACCCCGGTTACCTTTATTTTGTTTACCAGCAATAGTTGGATAAAATTTAATATTTTTCCGAATAAGCAATCCGCCTAGACCAATTGGAACTCCTATTTTATGAAACGAAAGACTTATAAAATCGCCAATATTGGCCGGATATTCATATTTCATAAATCCTTGCACATTATCAACGGCCAATTGGATATTGCAACCATGTTCACTATTGTAAGTTTCAATGTAATCTTGTATTTCAATAATAGGTTGGACAGAACCAGTTTCGGAATTGCAAGACTGGCAAAATACACAATCGGTATTTGGCCTAATTGCAGCAAACAATTCTTCCAAGTTTACTCGACCGGCCCAATCAATGCCAATCCATGTCACATGTGCCAATTTGTCTTTTTCAAATTGTCGAAGTTTTTCAATAACAGAAGAATGTTCTGATATTGAGCAAATAAAATTCATACTATAATTATTTTTGGCTGAATTATATAAATAATTATTTAAGACTGTAGAGTTGGATTCACTTCCGCCAGATGTAAACATAAATATATAATTATCTGGAGAAACATTGCCTTGGTGGTATTTTAATATTTTATCAATAACAGTTTGCACAATATTCCGAGTTTCATTTGATATTGCCGAACTTATGTTATGTTCTTGAAGTCCCAAGTTATATTCTTTTATTATTTCCAATGATGGCGGGTAGTTTGCATTCGCATCAAAATATAATATTTTTTGCATTTTTTTTATACATGGATTTATAAATTAAATTAAAATTATCTATAAATTCAATTACTGAATAATTTTTTCCAATTTCGTTTATAATATTTTGCAAATTATTTCCAACTTTGCAAATAATATTGTTATCTAAAGTAAGCATCCGGTATTGTAAAGAGAAATTTTCAAATGTCATATCTGGAAAATAAATTGAGTATATTTTACATAGTGGGTCTAATTCATATAATTCTTTCCAAGTGTAATATTGGTAATCCAACTGGAGACGTTTGGAATAAAAAGTTGGCTCGTAAAAATCATTAAAAACCTTTATTTGGGGATTATCGGATCCTATGTAATAAAAACTTATTCGGGATTTATCATTAGAAATATCAATAAAATTGCCTAACATTTTATATAATAATAAAAATGAAAAATATATAAGTAATAATTAGTCGTATTATAATGAGTTCAGTAAGTTCAATGCAAAAGGTTTCTTCAAATGTTTCTGTTTCCCCAATGGATTATTCCAATGTTGTTTATTTAAGCAATTATCAACCGGGGTATGAATTTATTGATTACTATCAACGAGAACAATATGAGTTTGATCAGGATAAAATCTTTTCTGTTCAGGCTAATGGAGTTACTCACAGTTTTGTACTCAATGGTGTTAAATACCAACTTATTGGTTTAGGAATGCCTCTTGAAAATTGCATGACTGATGTTAATCTTTTTGACATTAAACAGTGTCAAGAATCTATCCTGGAAAGTGTCGCATTAAAGTGTGGCAAATTTAACTCGCATTATTCTAGTATTATTCGTTATGGTACATATTATTATGAATCATCAAAGTACTATTGCAGAGTTGAAATTCCATGTGGATCCATTGCCAATTTTATTGGTATTTGGAAAAACAACAAGGATGTTCTTAACTTGGTTATGAGACTGATTATTAGTTATTTAGTTAGTTCTTCTAGTTCGCCTAGTGCATTTTCAGATTGTGAAGAAATTCAACAGTTGGATAATGTGCAAAATGATTCGTTGGAACAAAAGCTGGCCAACCAAGAGTCCCAAATACAGGAACTTAAGGAAAAGTTGGATAATTCAAACAAATCATTAGATCATTGGAAATCTGAGTATGAAAATTCTCAGGTTAAAATTGCCGAACTTGAATCTGAAATTTATCGGTCTCATATCAAAATTAAAGAGACTGAAAAAGTTGTTAGTGAAACAATAGATGATTGCAAAGCAAAAGAAGAATCCATGAGGGAAAAATTGTCAAATCTTGATAGTTATGAAAAGGAAAATGTGGGTCTTCATGAAACAGTTGAAGCTCTTCAAAGGAGACTTGATATTGCTGCCAAAGAAAACGAGTTTATTGCTAATTCGTTTAAGGGTAGTAAGAAAGAAAAGGACATGTTTCATTTGAAAGTTGCCAATAATAAATTGTCATTAGAATTAATTGATAGGGAAAGTACGATAGATGAGTTGAAAAATAAAATCAACTTATTTATGTCAAGAAATATGCCATTTAACCAGTATCCAAGATTTTCTGATAAATACTGGGGAAAAAAATGCAATTTTCTTGAATCAACCGTAAAGGAACTACAAAAGAAATTGGAACATGTTCCAGTCTTAATTAAAAAAGTTGAATCTCTAAAGACAAGTATTAACATTCAGAATTGTAGCAACAAGCTAAATCTTGAATTACTTGATAAACTCCATGACGATGTAGACTATCTTAAATCTGTTATCAAATGGTATAATAGTAATAATGATGTTGACATTGAAAAGGAATTTATTTCTTATGAGCAACCAAAGAAATCTGAAAAAGACTTTATGGATGATTTAGATTTTAGTTTTGGCGATAAACCCTCTCAAAAAGAGGATGAATTTGACAACATTATGGATGATTTTACTATTGATCTTGGCGATAAACCCTCTCAAAAAGAGGATGAATTTGACAACATTATGGATGATTTAGATTTTAGTTTTGGCGATAAACCCTCTCAAAAAGAGGATGAATTTGACGATATCGATCTTGATTTTGGTAATGAATCTCCTCAAAAAGGAGATGAGCTAAACTATTTTGAAAACTCCGGATTCTTTGAAGCTCCGTTAAAAATCAAACCTGGTTTGGTTGATTTAAATATTATTAATAGTAACAATATTGGATCATGAGCGGATTGTGAGTCTGATGATGACTAATTAGTCATGAATTTTTCTAACATTTTCAAAAAAAAATCAAATTAAGTAGTACGACGACAATTATTTTTTTTTTAAATTTCTATATAACTGCAATTATCTGAACAGTAATAGTATAAATCATAAAACATGTTGTTTCCACAAAACTTGCATATTTTATCTGTCCTTTTTTTTACCAATGTAGTCCCACTATCTTGGTTATATTCAAAATATTCGAATAAAATTGCAAAAGTAGTATCTCCGGTAAATATATCATGGTAGATTTTAGGATTGTTTTTTAACAAATTTTCAAATTTTATTATATACCGCGATATAATATTAAGATAAACTTTACTTTTTTTTGATCTAAAATTCAAGGCTACACATTTATCAACCCGGTAGTGATTTATTTTTTTATATAAATCTACCAAGATTTCATATTTCAATTTATCTTGTTCATTTTGGAAACTTTCCGACTTTTTAAGAGTTATATAAAGAAATAATAAGTTATGACAATCATTATTGCCGGATATTAAAACATCGCACATTTGGGTATGAGACATTAATTTATCGGAATTCATAAGTTCGTATAACAAATTAATAAATACGAATTTTTCTTCACTGTTTAATTGGCCAAACATTGGATAATCTAATAAATATCTGTAAAAAGAAATATGGTGAAACAAATAACTGGAATCAAATTGTTTAATTATTGATTCGTAGAATTTTTCATACAATGATTTTATATTAATTAAATCTTCCATTATTATTTAATTTAATATTTATTTTCAAATTTATATTTAGCAATTTAAAACAATACATGAGAGAAATCAAATATGGAGATGTTTTATTTAGATACTTACCGGAATATCAAGTTTGGCATGCAGGAATAGTTGTCAATGTAAAAAGCCAACATTGGGATTATATTTATATATTGGAATTTGGAGATAATGATACAATATCATTGGTAGAATTGCAAAACTTCTTATGGGGTCGGTTATATTTTTGGGTTGGCAGGTTTGAAGAAGAAAAGAAATTTTATGGAAAATCGGTATTCCGATCAGTAAAAGAAAGAGTCCAGGCAGCATTAGATTTGTTTGAAACCAACAACTTGAAATACACACTTCATAAATATAATTGCGAATATTTTGTTCGTCGGTGTACTTTCCGAGATCAGGCATTATGGCCATCACCGCAAACCATGTTAATATCCCGAAGTCGGGCATTACTTGGAGTCAAATTGATGTCAATGTTTTTATTTAATATCACTCATAACTTGGAAAATGATCTTCATTTTGAAAAATCAATGCGGCCAACCGATCATAAATATACTGTCAAAAATGGAATGGTAGTAGATTTGGAAGAAAAAAAATAAAAAACTAACAAATTATACTAAATCTTTCAAATTTTGAATAAATTTAATTGAATTTACATTAATACCGGATAAATCAATGCATCCAATTAATTCAATAAATGTAATTGTTTTCAATTTTGGGAATTGTATTTTCAAATTATTTAAAAATATTTGATCGGATTCAGATATATAAACTAATACGAGATGTTCAATTAAGTAAATAATATCAGTACGAAAGTGAGTTGGCCGGCCAACTATAGTGATATCAGATGGAACCAATATATTTTTTTTACTATTTACTGAAAGCAAAGATTTATAAGTCCCATTAATACCAATTGAAATTTGATCTACAATGCCGGATAAGAATAATATTTTGATATCCGGCATTAACAATGTATTTCCCGATTCTAATTCGTAATGAAATAAAAATATTGAATGTGAAAATTTATCAAAGTCAATATCTTTACCTAAATGGTTTACAGAAACAAATTTAATTATATCTGGAATGATATTTTCGAAATCGGTATTCTCATCTACAATAAGTATTTCAAATTCGGAAAACTTACAAGTATCCGAGTTAATGTCTTTTAGAACTTTTAATTTACCATTGTCAGTTAATGATATTTCTGTATTTGAAATAACAATATTTGTTTTATTAGGAATGGTTATTTCGCTCATATTTTTTATATATATAATATATTCAAAAAAAAAATATATCTGTTTAATCGCTTGAACTCACTATTGATTCCCGATCATCGGTATAAAGTTCATGTAATTTTTCTTTATGTATTGATAAGTTTGCCAAATTATATTTAAAACCGGAAATACATAAATTATAATAAGACTCATCCCGATATGTCCGGCGTTCTTGAATATTAGTTTTAACAACTTGAAAATTATCAATAATATTTGAAATTAAACTACTATAATAAACTAACATCCGGAGTTGGTGGAAATATATTGCAATAAGTTTATCAAAATGGGATATATTAATATTTTCTTGCTCATATACATCATGAGGCAATTGTTCAATATCATAAAAGTAATTCTCTATTAATTCAATATTATTTTTATGAGTATAACAATTGAATTTATTTGCAAACTTGAAATTTACTACTCTTTTTTGACCCTTTATGAAAATAAATAATCCGATTTGGATTTCATTTTTATATTCCCAAATTTCCAAAATTGCATTTTTTCCATTTTTATTTGATTTGATTTTAATAAAATTTCCATTATTAACATATTTTTCTTTAGGAAAGTTTTTTTTTTCAGATTTCACTTTCAAAGTTGGTTTTGATTTTGATTTTAATTTTGATTTTGTATGATAATTCATGCTAAATTTTGAAATATTGGAAGTATTGGAAGTATTGGAAGTATTGGAAGTATTGGAAGTATTGGAAGTATTGAAAGTATTGGAAGTATTTAAATATGGTGATTTAAACTCAATATCTTCAGATTCGGAATCTGATAAATCTGCCCAGTTTTTATTCATTATTTTCTTTGAGGATTTATTTGTAACAATAAAAATTTATTTGATTTTTTTATAAGTTACTATAATTTGTTAGTATGTCTGATAGTCAACCTAGTTTAGCTGATGATGGTAGAAAAATAATAATGCCTTTTACTACTAATATTGAAGATTATACTAAACCCAGTGGACAAATCTTTTTTAAGGAATATTGTTTT